CTTAAACAGGTTTCAGACTATCTTAAGCAGTATGGTACCATTCTCGAGATCGTCCACTCTGAAAAGGGTGGTCCAGAGGATATTACTTTTCTCTCGAATTCGCTTCGGTGGCGATACGTACCAAAGTATGGTGACATACTGGTAGCGGCTGGCAATAAATCGAAGTTGGTTGCCTCAGAGAATTTCGTGAAGAGTTCCCCTGAGTTGACGTTTGAAGAGAGTTGTTTGGTTCATTTGTTAGGTTTGCGGGTGTGTCTGTGGCCTTTTGCCTTTGAGTTTGAGGATATCGAGGATCGTATCAACGGTTATCTGAAAGACTTAGAGAGCAGGGGTCAGCTTACTGAGAGAATCCGGCATTTTTTGCGCGCTAGGATCTCAGAGGAGCAGATACTTTCGCTTCATGTTCGTACGGAAGATGGTTTAGTTCTTTTTCCAGATTCCACTTGTGAGGAGGCGCATAAGTTATTAAGCCTCATAAGTTCTTTTACGGAACATTTGGATACTATGTCCACTAAACAAAAGAAACCAAATGCAGCAGAGCGTGCTGCACAATCGGCGCGTGACAAGGCGGTCAACGCGGCTAAGTCTCGCAAGGGAGGAAAGACGGCGAAGTCTATTGAGGGTGGCCCACCGGCTGGCCCGAAAGCTTCGAAGGCTTACAACAGTTCGGAGGTGACTACCATGGTTGGTTCAGCTGGGATTGGTGAAACGGTTCGGTACTCTTCGGGGGAAAGATCGATCACACATCCTCGACACGGCCGTGGTCTTGTTGTGTCTGGTCGCACGATTCTTACTCAGATCGTGTTGGCCAGTGGTGCAACTGTGCCCGGACAGGTGTTTTTCAACTGGGATGTTAATCCGCTCAACGTTCTTGGGTCACGATTGGCAGTTCTGGCAGGAACTCACGAAAAGTACCGTTTCAAGTCCATGCAGTTTGAATTTGAGCATGAGCAGCCAACATCTCAAGCTGGTAAGGTCTTCCTTGCGTACGATGCGGATCCAATGGATCCTACGCCCGCGCCTTCCCTAGCGTCGCTGCAAAGCTTCCTGGAGAATGCGTGCTCCAAGTCCGGCAGTGTGTTCATGCCGTTCAGTTGTCGCTATCTCGAGAAGGAGGACAATCTCTTTTTCACCAACGAGGTGGTCGGTGTCGACCCCCGTTTGGTGTATCAGGGGCAGTTGTACTTCGGTCAGTCAGGTCTCACTGACTTGGCCAACAAGAATCTCGGGAACATTGTCTTTTCCTACGAGTGTGAGCTGTTCAAGCCTGCGTTGGAGCAAGTCGGTGCTAGTGCGATCACTGCGGTGACCACGAACCCTGGTACGGTACGTACCAACAATTCAGGTGCCAACCAGCTGTTCAATGGTATCTTTGATCCTACAGCGATTCCCATCACTCAAACTCTTGGTGGTGGGGCTCAGTGGGTGAAGGATGCTTTGAACAACTGGGGCCTACAGTTGCCTCCTGGCAATTATAGTGTTGACTTGAACCTTGCTGAAAAGGGGTTCACGTCGTCAACCGCGTCTAATGTTGCGGCTCCTACCTTCTCGGCGATTTTGCCGGTGAATGCACCTTCTGGTGGGAAGGCGCCAACGTACACTTCACTCATTCCTGCTCTGTTCAACTTGAACGCGAATGCGAGTGGTAACACTCCGATATTCAGCACATCACAAGCGGGTATCCTTAAGGCACCTTCAGGTGCTTTGTTGCAAGCCACAGTGGGTGCTCTCTCTGGTATAGGCATTCCTAGTAATGCAGCTAGTGGGGCGATTGAGCTGGCAGTCAACAGGCTGTTTGGAGCTCAGGCTGGA